ATGGTATTATTCGTGGTATCGGAGGGTGATACCATGACTTTAACAGTAAAACAGATTGAAAGCGCCAAGCCAAAAGACAAAGCGTACAAGCTTTCAGACGGGCGAGGGCTTTATTTATTTATAACAAAAACAGGAGTTAAAAGCTGGCGATCTAATTATTTAGAGAACGGCAAACAAAAGACCATAACATATGGCAGGTTTCCTGATATGAGCTTGGCAGACGCTAGAATTGCTCATATGAATGCTAAAAATAATAAAGGCAAACCCGAGGCAACGGGCATAACATTTAAAAATGCCAGCGATAAATGGCTAAAAGTAAAGCTACCAACAATTACAAGCAAAAAATCTCAACGTCAATTTATATATTCACTTGAAGAATTCGTTTACCCATTTATTGGTGATTTGGAAATAGGGCAGATAAAACGAGTAGATTTAACTGACGTTGTGTTAAAAATACAGGAACAGGGTTTATTAGAGACGGCTAAACGTGTTGCTGGTAGAGTGACAGCCGTTTTTGATTATGCTCAGGATTTAGGTATTATAGAATCACATCCAGCGAATAACCTCACGAGAGTTCTACGAGAAAAACGAATAATTAAACCAATGCCCAGCATACCATATGAAGAAGCTGGAGAATTGCTGACTAAGATTGAAACGTATAACGAAACTATCACAAGGCTGGGTTTGTTGTTTCTTGCGCATACTTTTGTTAGAACCAACGAAATCAGGTATATGAAATGGTCAGAAATCAGGGACGGTAAATTTTGGGTAATTCCAGCAGAACGAATGAAAATGAAAAAAACTCACGTAGTACCCTTATCAGAACAGGCATTAAAAATATTGAATGAAATTGAATTAGAAACTGGAGAATGTGAATATGTGTTCGCATCTCCAGTCAATAGTAGGGTTCCAGTGTCTGAAAATACATTTTTATTTGCATTATACAGGTTAGGCTATAAGGGAAGAATGACAGGACACGGTTTTAGATCATTGGCATCTACTGTGCTTAATGAGCTATCACCATTTTCGAGGGATGTTATTGAGCGGCAATTAGCACATAAAGAAACGGATTTAGTGAGAGCCGCGTACAATCGAGCGGAGTATTTACCGCAAAGAATAGAGCTTATGAATTGGTGGTCTGATTGGCTTTTGAATCAAAAAAACGCTGTAAATCATTAACTCGCCATAAATTAGCACTTGTGTTTTTGCCCACCTTAAACGGCTTGGGCAAATCGCCCGACTTCACCTTTCGTTTTAATGTGCTTTCGCTAATTGATAGCATTTTCATTATATCGCTCTTTCTTAATACTAATTTTCCCATATTATCCTCTTTTATAATTAACTATCACGTTCCCACATTTGAACGGAACAATCAAAATTAGGCATGTTTCAAAACTGCAACTATTCTGTGAACGTTCACCGTTGGGTAACAGAAATTGATATCTACCGTCAGGAACATAGATAATACAGTTCTGATTGAGAACATTTTCATGCCATGCACGGGTTGCGGGAGTGTATGGCAGAACCATTAAAATTTCGCGCCCCCATACCTGAGATTGACTGACGGCCTCTTGGAAAAACTCCCATTTTTTCGAAAATGGTGGGTTACAAAACATCGGTAAATGTTTACAGTGGTAACGCTCATTTTTAATGATGTTATTTTCATCCCACCTAATAGTATTTAATGCGTCAATGCTCTCATCAATATATGCTGTTGATGACCGTATCGATGTGTCAGCGTTTTTTGCGCAAACATCAACGCTAAATCGAGGTATGTTTAACAGCGTTAGAGCATCGATAATTAGGTTTTCAGGCGTCCTCCAATAATCCTTTTCTGATTTTGGCGTGTTAGATTGATTTAAACTAACCATTAATATTTACTCCTCAATCGTTTTTTAACCTATCCGCATATGATAATATTTCATCTCTATACGATTGCCATGTAAATTCACGCTCCGTCATCAGTCTATGTTGGAGCACCTGATTAATCACAGCCTCTTTGATGCCTTGCGCTTTGATTTCGTTAATATTTTTATGTGAATCATCTGAATTTAGCATGTGAACACTCAACATCACATAACCTGTCTGTAAATATTGGTTATCATTTAAAACGTGTGTAACAATAACCGAGCATTTATTACCAGTAAAAACACCGTTTTCGTCAATTTCATTTAGGATTAGAATATCGCCCACCTGATAATTACGGTCGTTGTATCTGATTTCCGCTGTTTTCGTTATTGTTAATAACCGCTGAAAATACTCGGATTTGATTTTTAATTTATGTTCGGTCATGATTTTTACCATCCTGATTCAATTCATCAAATTTCTTTACCCCCCAGACGATTGCGTAACAGAGCCAGATGTAACTGTTTGTATATACTCTGCAACCATTCATATGAAACTCGTCAAATCTAAAGCCTTTGAAATTAAAATTTCTAATCGCTTCAACTATTTCATATTCATCTTCTGAACGCAAAATTTCCCACTCGAAATCTTCGAGTAGTGACGCTCTATCTTCTTCTGATAAATCGTCGTTATATTCTAGGTATGTGTTTAAATCTTCTTGCGCATTTTTTTTAGCCTGTTCTAAGTCAAACTTTGAATAACTGGCTATTTGTGCTTCATAATTAGTTGATTGTATTTTTTCAGCCCAATAATCAGGGTTTATTTTTAAATCATCAGAGCGGAAAAAATTAAACATGTCATGTAGTCGTGAAAACACTAACGTTCCCATATCGCCAGTGATTACTAGATGATCGGGAAACGTAGTAATATTGAAATGTTGATTGTAATCATTAGGTGTTGCAAATGTTAAATGCCGATAAACTCCATTATTTTGATAAACTGTTATTTCGTGGTGTTTTACGTCATTTAAAAATTTTTCTAGTGTTGGTTGGGTCATGCTATACCTTTTCTGTAATATTAAATTGTCTGCATAAATCGAAAAAATTATTAAATTCGCATGTACCATTTTTTTTCTCTATTTCATCCAGTATTTTGAATACAATATCATCATCCGTTATGGTTCCGCATGAGGTACACTCAATACCGTCGCAATCGGGTATTTCAAAAACATTGAGTATACGGTGTTCACCAATTTTTCCTGATGTAGATATATCAGCTACAACAGTCAGTCCATATCCGATATATACACGTAAAGCACCGCCACACTCGGGGCATTTAAATTGGTTTTTTGTCATAATTGTTACCTATGTCATTTTATTAATATCTAAATGATTAATCATGTTTGAGGCATTGCCGTATATTAGTTTGCCCTCTAGCCTAAAATGATTAGAGTAGGGATTAAATAGCATTTCACCTCGTGTCGTTTTTATCTGAATCCATTCGTTATCGACTTTTTTGTAATCTAATTTTTTTTCATTTATTTTTGACATATTTCGTTCAAATCGTTTTAAACGTTTATCATTTGTCATACACTCACCGTCTCAGTTTATTAATATGATTCTGTATATGGCAGATGTGAACAGCAATATACGTTGACAGACCGCCGTGACAACGATATGTTTCTGCCTGTGGTTTAATAAATTTTTCTAAAAATTCAGCAATAATTAACCGTTGCTCTGTTGTTAAGCTGGTTAAAAAAACATCGTATTTTTCTTTCATGCTTTTACCTTGATTTGGATAGGTTGGGGTGGGTTAGCCATTGCCCCTGACGGCTTTTGTTTTAACTAATTTAACACCCTCAACGTCACTCACGTATCTAGACTCACCATCACACAGTCTTACTGCACAATATTCTGTTGGTTCAGAGCGTAACACTTTAGATTTTATATAGAGATGATTCATATAAATAAATGAATCACCGCAATTTAATTCGCCAAACGCTATTGTTATATCGTAAACGCTACTATCAATATTCATCTTTGTTTTCCTTATTTAACAATGCATCCAACCCGTCTTGTAGCTCCTCCTCAAAAACTGTTCCACCGTTATAAAACATGCTAACAAAATCAATAGAACCATCGTAATTTTTAATGAATTTATTACCATAGCAGCACCCCTCTGCAACGTAATTATCAAATCTGTAGATTACATTTTTATAAAAACAATATTTAGGCAATCCATTCATATCATTAGATGCACATAGTAACATTGGCGATTTTTCACTTGTTACATCAGTTATACCGCCATCATCTAAATAAATTTCTATAGATGATGCTAAATAACCTGTTAATTCATTTTCATAAACAAAATCGATAAATCCTTGATGGTTGTTGATAGTTTTAACTGGTGTTAATGTACCTGTATGTAATTCTGTACTGCTCATATTTTTTCTCCTAATATTAAAAAACCGCAATTAAGCGGATACATTTTTGTAAATATTTGTTATTTTGCGTTTTTATTGTTTTGTTTATGTGTTCACGTTTTCTTTGTAAATAACGGTTACGTATTGAGAGGTCTGATATATGTGAACTATTGTGTGTATTTTCGCAAATGAATTTAATCGACTACTCTCGACAAATACGTTAAAAATACAGATTGCTTCGCCTTCTTGTAATTTATAGTTTAAATGATCGTTTATTGACATATTCAATCTCCTTAAATGGTATAAAAAACCGCTACAGAAGCGGTTATGTTTAGTTAACTAATTGATTTAAATCTAAGCAACAAGTTGTCTGAAAAAATCCGCAAGCTCATGCTCATCGATTTTATAATCAAACCACTTACTTTTGCCTGATTTAGGTATTGATATAGTAGAATTGTTTGTAACTAACTCATTAGGCATTAGGAAAACGTGTTCGGTTTCCATTTCGTCGTTCAGAGCATAGAATACAAACATATCGGCTATATCTTTTTGCTTATTGATGCAGTAAGCCCATCTTTCTGATGACTTTTTACAATTGTTTTTATGCTGAAGCTTTGATGTTTTCACATCGATGGTTAAATTTTTGATATTAAAATCAATTGATGCTTGAAATTTTAATCCGTTGTTATCAGTAGCAAATGGTACTGCTTGTCTAAAGCGCTGTTCGCCAATGACAGCAACTCTATCTGTAGCTGAACCATACCGAGATTTATCGCCAGTAACAGAAATACCGGCTTGCTTTAAATACACATAAACTGTTTGCCAAGGGATGCCAACTTCAAGCCCAACTAATTTTAAATTTTTGAGTCTTGAATACGACTCTATGCATTTATCAATTATTTCTTTTTTGTTCATGTTCACCTACCATGGAATGTCATCATCAAAATCCATTGGTGGTTCTGGTGCTTTAGGTTGTGGTGCGGGTACATTTTTATTTTGTTGGCGCGATGCTGTATTTTGGGTACTGTGTTCCCTATCATCCGCACCGTTTTCTCGTGAGCCTAGCATTTGTAAAGTTCCACCGAGCGGATTAATCACTACTTCTGTAGTGTAACGATCTTGTCCTGATTGGTCTTGCCATTTTCGAGTTTGTAACTGCCCTTCAAGATAAACTTGAGTCCCTTTTTTGATGTATTCACCAGCAATTTCGGCTAATTTACCAAATACAACAACTCGATGCCATTCAGTGCGATCACGGGTTTCACCAGTTTGTTTATCTTTCCATGATTCTGATGTTGCTACACTAAAATTAGCTACAGCATTTCCATTTGGCATGTAACGGACTTCAGGATCTTGTCCTAAATTACCAACTAAAATTACTCGATTAATTCCTCTATTAGCCATTTTCTTGCTCCTATGTTAACTTTGTAAAATGTCACTCTGTCGCCATCGGCGTGACTACCGACGAAATAGGAATTTGGCTTGTATATTTCAAATCAGCGGGCTATCCTGAAATGAACTGGGTCACTGCTAACACTGATCATCGCCGCATATACCAGACGGAATTAATTATTTTTGCGCGTCAATTTTGCGCTTTATTTCCTCACGATGTACCGCAATTTCACGCGGTGCATCTATACCTATACGTACCTGATTATGATTAACGTCAATGACTGTTATTACTACATTGTCACCAATAAATATTTTTTCTTGTGAATGTCTAGTTAAAATTAACATTTGATCTCCTTATAATTCTATTTATTGAGTTAATAAAAAACGCCTATTTGGCGGTTATTGATTTTTGAACGGGTTGGGTTTGCCCAATTTTTCGGCTAGTTCACTGATGCAGTCTCGGGCTTTTTGTTTGTATTCCGAGGCTGTGTGACTACCATATTTTTTATCAACAGCTGCTGCAAATTCTGAATATGTCCCCGCAAAACAACCTGCCGCAATTAAAAAATCATCGTTTGCCCAAAATGCAAATATTGTTCGTCCAGTTTCACCGCAATTTTTGCTGTATGCGACATTTTTTATTTTATGTACATCTAAATAAACAGAACAATCATCGTAAATTGTCAGATTAGACGGCAGGTGTGTTAAATTTGTTTCTCCCAAATACAGTATATATGCCACTTGTAAATTCTCAGGTAGTTGAATTTCACCGTCAAACGTTTCCAAACTCAACCCTTTAATAAAATTTGTATTTTCTGGTATAGAGATATGTTTTACATCTAATTTCTCGATATCTAATTTCTCGATATCTAACTCTTCCTTAACTATTACCGCTCCGTCCTGAATTTCATAATCGATATATAGACTATCTAATAACTCTAAAAATTTTTCCATAATTAAATCCTATCCAATGGATAATATTTGTTGTTTAATTTGTTCGACGAATTCATTAAATTTTTCTCTGCGCTCTCTCAACCTCTCAATATCCTGTTCAACCTCATGCCTATGCATTCTGTAGACTAAAATTTGTGAGCTTTCTGGGAAATCAGCACAATAACTAATGAAATCGCACCAGTCACGATTTGAACTATCGAGATGCCCAACCATTTGCCAGTAATATGCAGGGTCGTAATTACCACGTTCTAAGGTATTATAATGAACAGGCGCTATTACCGACTTGACCTCAACAACACCATCGATACCAACCAGCCCATCTGGGCTATCGCCATAAAATCCGCAATCGAAAAAACCTCCTGATTTTACTTCAACAAAGTTTTGGGCTTCATAGAGAGATATAGCGATAGGCTCTTGCTCGTGACCACGTTTCATGTGAAACGTTTTTACTCGATTAACAGATGATTTATGATTTATTCGCTCAAGAGCTAATTGTAACGCGTATTTAGTAGCTGTTTCGCCGAACTGTACACCATTACCGACCATAATATCGTCTAGGTTAGATGATGTTATTTTTCCCAATCTTGCCGTGTACCAAATCTCGGTATTTTGTTCTATATCGAGCCATTTCATAGCGGTATATCGTCATCTGATTGCTGGACTGTTCTAGTATGAGCGATGTCTTTAATCTGTTGCTCAATTTCAGGTGAAACTATGGCATGTTGTTTTACTATATCTAGATTGCCGTTTTGAATAAATGAATTAATGGCTTTTTCCCACGCTTTAGATGTTGGCGTTAAAACTACTTTTGTTTGGGTTTGTGGTTGGGATTGGTTTTGTTCTGATACAGGTAAAACTTCGTGATTTTCTTTGTCTGCATCTTGTTTTGTTTCCTCAGTCGGAATACAAAACGCCTGAAAAGCGGCATATTTATATGCTACGGACATTGCCTTATTTGTGGCTTTATCTCCGCTATCCATTGCTTCGCCATAAGTTCTGCTGGTCACCATTGAGCCATCTTCGATTGAAATAAAATCAAATTCACCAGTAACAACAACATAGAACAAAGTTTTTCCATTTGATGATATTCTTTCTGTCACTTGGCGGTCAATCATACGAGGTAAAATCATTAATTTATGTTTAACTAATGCTGGACTCAGTGCGTTATATACTTGGTCAATGCTTCTAAACGCATAGTCAGGAGCGCCATATGTGGCGGTCTTGTTTTTCTCTTTTGCAGGTTTTTCTTTTGCAATACCGCCATTTGTAATTATTTCGTTAGCTACATTGCTAATCGCCTGATAAACTTTTTTCACTGATTTATTAGGGGATGATTCCGCAACATTTAAATTTTCCATTATTTTCCCCTTAATAATTAATTGTAATATTAGATATTTTTTTACTTACAATGAGTTTTAGCACATCGATTGCAGTTTCTTTATTAATCCCGAAATTACAAAAATCATTGACTATTTTTTGATTAATGCTTCTTCTGTGTTCCACATCAGCAAGACGCTTTGCTTCCTCTTCCTTTGCCCGTTGAATTTCAGCTAGTCTTTCGCGCTCTTTCCGTGCGGTTTCTTCGCGCTCACGCTGTAAGGCAAGCTCTGCCGCCCGCGCGCGGTTGTCCGCTTCTAGTTGCGCTTTTTTAGTGGCTTCCTCAGCAATCAGCGCCTCTCTGTCACGCTGTTCTTTTTCTGCTCGTAATCGCGCTAGTTCTTCCTGTTCGGCTCTGCGTTGAGCCTCAATTTTTGCCTCTACCTCCGCTTTAATTCGAGCCTGCTCTGCTTCATACTCAACCACTGGTTTTCTTATTTCTTCATACAATGCACCGAGTTCATCTCTTATTTTTTTTCGTGTAGCGTCAATCTTGCTTGGCTTGGCTTTTAATATCGACACAATATCTTTGCCAGCGTTATCGATCTCTTTAATTTTTTTATTTAATTCCGCTGCTAAATCTTTAATGGCTTTTCGCCCAGCAGGTGTTTTGCCATCTGCTCCCTCGAATGTCAGTGAGGAATAGTATTTTACTACTGCGTCAATCAGTGCTTGCGCCTCGTTATTTTCGTTTAAAAAAAACGCTTCACGGTCAGCATAACCTACTGGGATCATGCTTTTTATTTCGATAATATTTGTAGTCATTTCCATAAATCCTTATTTCTCAATATAGTTCAGTCTATTTCACAAAAAAAATCATTGTTACCTCGACGCCACATCTAACATCCAGCTAAACAATATAAATAGCCCTATAAAAAATAGACTTAGGGCAGAAAAAAAGGCGAATATCCTGTCGCCCTTAGTTAATCGGTAGTTCTCATGTCGGTTTGTAACGCGTGTATTACAACCGACATGATCAGTAGGTAATATTTTCATTTATACCCCCTCTGGTCGTTCGGTTAATGATGTTTCCCAGTTAATACCGTTAGAATCAAAAATAAGAGGGCTTTTTACGTGGTCAACTTCAGATAGAAGCCATGTTTTATCTGAGCTTTTAGGCGCATTTTTACAATGATAAAAATGCTTATTTTTATCCATAACTATGAATCGAAATTCTTTATTTATTTTCTTCCATGTCTTACGAGAAACAGGGATAGGTGTTGGTGTTGGTTTTATACGGTATTCATAACCCATGCTAGGGAATAAAATGGTCGATGTTGTCCATTCACCACCAAAATTAACCTCAACAGGAATTTTTTGCATTATAGCTAACAGCATTTGCACCAAATGCCCTTGTTCTGCGTTCTGTGGTGTTAATTTACTGTCGTTATTTTTTATAGCTTTGAAGAACCAGTCAGTGAGGTTTTCTACCTCTTCTTTTTCATAAAGATTATAATAGTCTTGGGTTATACCTTTACCATCCTTGTAAAAACCGATATCAAGCGGGTATGTTTCAAATGGACACCATTCCGTTGCTTTTTCTCCTCCTGCCCATGTTATTCCCGCATCGTCACATGCCTGTAATACCAAATTAGATTCCTGTTTATTCTGGCACGTAACATACCAGTTCTTTAGTTTTAATCGCTCGATAAATTGTTCATTAGTCATTGTTTTCTTCCTCAAAATAATCTGTTAGCCAGAGCACAAAACTTTCTTTTACTGCCTGTTCTGGAGGAGTTACCTCCCAGTGTCCGAAGTTTTCATCAAATCCACCACGTTCCAGTAATTCAATTGCCAGCTCATTGATAGAATCATTGCTGTAATTTTTTGAATATTCATGCTGTTTTATTAACTTAATTAAAAGCTCTAAATATTCCTGTCTCCATTCTGTGTAATTCATTGTTTTATTCCTATAAAAAAGCCCCATTTCTGGGGCAAAGGATGTAGTAGTTGATGTCTTTCCAGCTGTCAGGATTCATAAAAAAGCCCTCATAGAGGGGAGGGCAAAACATGAAAAAAACGCGCTGTTTTAGGCAAGCGCAAGCCTGAACTATTTGTCAGAATCAATTAATTTTTGTGTTAATTCTAGTATTGGCTTTTTAGCATTAAAATATATTGACCATTTTTGTTCCTCTTAATATTTCCTGTTTCAAATTCAAGCCCACTTGTTTAAATGGGCTTTGATTTGAATGCTGGTTTGATGCCTCACAGCTGGCAATGCGTTCCCTCATTCCGTTTTACTATTCAACAGCTTAGAGGGAGCTAGGCATTTCGTTCTAAGATAAGCTTTGCTTTCACACTGTCTACTACAGTAAACCCTTTCTGAGTTGTCCCGACTTTACTAATTTTTAAAGAGCTGAGATTAATTTGTTTATTAATGTGTAATCTCTATGTGTATTATTAAACATCATTACACAAATTGTGTCAATGTTTTTGTTTAATAAATGTTTAATAAATTGTTTAAAAAAGTGGATTATTTATTTAACTATTTGAAAAATATTAATTTAATATGTGTTTGATTGGCTACTTTTTAAGCGTTTATTTTGAATGGATATAAAAAAAGCCCTGAATGGGCTTTAGAAATTTTAATTGTTTAATCTTAATCATCCATTGATGAGTGCCACCACATTCGACCGAGCACCTGAAAATCACCGCTTTCAATTTGCTCCTTACTAATTATTTCATCTGCATATGTTGGATTGTATGATCTGAGAGTTATTGTTCCGTCGGTATTTCTAATTAAAATCTTAACTTTTTGTAGGTCATGAACTCTAACGGCATATATTTTACCGTCTCTAATTCGAGTATCTGCTGTATTTATAGAAATAATGTCTCTATCAAATAATCTGGGTTCCATGCTATCGCCCGTCACCTTAACAACTTTAGCCATATCTATTGGAATATTGCGTTGTTTGAGAGTAATACTTCTAAACGGTAGTGTATACATTTCCTGCTCCATCGTGGGACATGCTCCAAAACCTGCTGATAATTCAACATCTAAAACAGGTATTGTTACAAATCGCCCATTATTCTGCTCTGCCTCTGATAATGATTCCCATTCTACGGGATTTAACTCACTATCTCTAATATTCTCGCCGCTCCCGTATAGGAGCCATTTGAGATCATACCCTAATTTTTCTGAAATCAATTGCGCTTTTTTACGGCTAATTGCATTTCTACTTATCCAATTGGTTACATTTTGAGGTGATGTGCACGCAATTTCCGCCAATTCACTTTTATTTATTGAATGCTCTCGCATGATTTTTTCTATACGTTGTGCAACTGAACTCATATATGTCTCCTAATTTGTTATATCAATTCTTACACTTTTTGTGTAATTCATCAATAAACAAAATACAAATAATATTGCAAAGATATGTTAATTTGTTTATATTATGTGTAAATATGTTTATTTAAGTTTAAGGTGCGTGTTTATGAATTGTGAAATTACACCGATTGAAAAAGCCATTCGGGCTATTGGTGGAAATAAATCAGAATTAGCCAGACTCGTTGGATGTAGTCCCTCAAATATAACTAACATTATTGCTAGAGGTGGACGAATACCGTGTATGAGTAAGGAAAAACGTGATCGCTGGGTAAAAGCAACTGGATTGAGCCCAACAGAATTGTTCCCTGATATTTATTGAGAATATTTTATGTCAACTCTAAAAACAAACAAAACACTGAGTCAATGCGAGAGGATATTAATGCATTTGCAGAGTGGTAAAACGATTAATCCGTTACAGGCGTTGAATTTGTATAACTGCTTGAGATTAAGCGCGCGTATCTACGACCTGAAGCAAGCTGGTTTTGATATTGATAGCCGTTTAGTCAATGAGCATGGTGTTCAGTACGCTGAATATTCAATGAGCTTACAGGCTAAAGCACATAAAAAAGCCACTAACCGCTAATTAGTGGCGGTGCATTTATTGATAGGAATAAACACATGAAAATAATATCAGTTTACGAAAATTTAAGCAAGGCAGAACTCGACGAAATTGTTAAGTTTGGTTTTACAAAAGAGGGATTTAAAAAATTCAAAAAAGCTTTGGAGAAAGCTAAGGAGCGTTCATGTCTACAGCAAAAGTAATCGATTTTTATAACGCTAAAAAAGGCGTAAACATGAGTAATTTTAAAAAAGGTTTTATTGCATTGAGTCGTAGTGTTAGAAACGCTGATTGGGCTAAATGTGCTATTAAGCGCACGCTTTGGGAAAACCTATTAATTGATGCAAGTTACAAGAGTAGAACTGTTAATTTTAAAGGTACTGATTGGAATCTGTCTCGTGGACAACTAGTTACGACTAGGGAAATTTTAGCTAACCAAATTGAAATTGGTGGCAAACCTGTTAACTCTACAATCATACGTCGAGCATTAGAATTTTTCGAAAATCAAGGCATGATTTCTAAGCTTGGCAATCGTTTGGGCACGGTTATAACTATCATAAATTATAATGCTTATCAGTCATATTTTTGCGACCAATCAAATGACCAAAAGATTGACCAACCTAATGACCAATACCAAGCTAGTAATATCAATGGTTTAGACGTTGTTAGTGACCAACGCAATGACCAATCAAATGACCAAAAGATTGACCAACAGAACAATAAAGTATTAGAACAAGAAAGTAATAATAAAAATAATATGTCATCTGACGATGACCAATCTGCACCAAAAAATAAAAATTCAATTGATTTTGATTTAGTCATGGATGCATACAACGACGCTGTAGAAAACAGATTGCCACAAATTCAAAAAATGACCACTGCACGAAAAAACGCAGTGAAGAAATTACTCAAAGAACTTGAACAACCAACATTCCAAAACTTGGCTAATTATTTTTATGATTTTGTGGACCATGCAAAACCATTTTACTTTGGTAAAAACGATCGAGGTTGGCGTGCTGATTTCGATTACATCATAAAACCGAGCACATACCTGAAAGTTGTGGAGGGTACGCTATGAACGTGATCCCACATGACTTAGTTGCTGAACAAGCCGTGCTTGGCTCAATGATGTTAGATTTTCAATCAGAACGCTGCCAAAAGGCGATCCGCCAGTTAAAAACAGAATCATTTTACAGCAAACAACATCAGATGATTTTTAGCCAAATTATCGAATTGAGCCGAAAAAATCATCCTGTTGATTTGATTACTGTATCAGATGCATTGGAGGTAAATGGCAAATTAGCGGAATGCGGTGGTTTAGCGTATTTAGCAGAACTATCTAAAAATACTCCGTCAATGGTGAATGTTATTGCATATGCTGGAATTGTTCGAGACAAAGCGATCGAACGCTACACATTGCAAAAATTAAATGATTGTAGTGCCATGATTTATGAAAAATCCAATTTATCAACTAGTGAAAAACTATCGGCTATTCAATCGCTATTTACTCAAATTGACGACTATAACAAAACAGGTAAAACACTAGGACTAAAATCATTAAATACCATTGCTGAAAAATGGACGGCAACGCTTGAAAAACGTTTAGATAATTCTGATAGCGCAAGAGGATTATCTACAGGTATTAAAGCATTGGACGAAAAACTATCACCAAAGGGGTTAGTTCGAGGCTCATTATTTGTCGTTGGCGCTCGTCCAAAAATGGGTAAAACCACATTTGAGATCAATATGGCTCGTCACTGTGCAATGGTTGACAAATTACCAGTACTGATGTTTTCACTTGAAATGCAGGATGAGCAAATGCTCGAAAACATTTTAGCGCAGGAATCAGGCGTTAGTAGCGATATTTTTTATGACGGTGGTTTAGGTGCTGATTCAGAGTTTGCACGAGTTATGCATCACCTCAAAGAGCTATCCGACACTGACAATATTTACATCGATGATACACCAGCAATCACGCTATCACACATTAGATCAGAATCAAGACGAATGGCTAAAGCTAAAGGGCAAATAGGCATGATCATGGTCGATTATCTAACACTAATGGATAAAGAAAAAGGAGACGATCAACGTAACGATTTAGCCTATGGAGCAATAACCAAAGGGCTTAAGGCGCTGGCTAAAGAGTTAAATTGCGTTGTTGTTTTATTAACACAGTTAAACCGAAATCTGGAATCTAGAGGTGATAAACGACCTGTCCCAAGTGATAGCCGAGATACAGGACAAATTGAACAGGATTGCGATTACTGGGTCGGTATTTATCGTGATTCAGTTTACAACGAACAGGCAGATAAAAACCTAATGGAGATTATTGTTGCTTACAATCGTCATGGCGCTAGTAATTACAAGATATTCGCTGGAATTAAGAACGCTCGAATTTATGAAGTAAATCAAGCAGAAGCTTATGCACAAGCAAACGTTGAGCCAGTAAGAAAAGAACGCAAATATGCTAAAGCGAGTTAACCACTGCCCATTAGGACAGGGTCACATGTTAGACAAAATAGCGTATGACTATGTGACAGAGATTAAAACACGTAGCGCAAATGTAGCAAAAATTAAATATGAATTAGCAGAACGAGTTAAAAAATATTCAGAAGAAGACAAAATTAAATTGAGGGAGTTGATACAGAAATGGTTGAGCGAAATAAAATTTTAGTTGATGTCGATTTATTGCATGAGCTTGTAGATGCTCAATTTGCGTTAATTGAGAATTATAAACAACATTTTAAAAGTCACCTCGACTGCGGTAGATGGAATGATGAAATAAACGATTTAATTACAACGTACAACGCTGTTGCGAAGTTAATAGACAGACCATTAATAGAAAAAATAGCAAAGGTGTGTGGATAGATGAGGAGTTAATACAAAAATGGCTAGAAAATATCAAATAACAGCAGCAGTTAAGAAGAGCGATCAGGAGTGGACGAGTGTTTTATCAAATCGTGATTCACGAATGACTGCAGAATCATTAGCAAAATCGTATGGTGCGCCAAAAATCGCTGTACAGGTGCGTAATTTTCAGTGTGTGAGGGTTTAGCATGAATAATCAAACATTAACATTTATAGCAGTATTGGTTTTATGGACGATGCTAGTTTGGACAAATATTAAACGAGGTCAGTCAGATGAATGTGAAAAATAACAACGTAGAAAATCCACCACATTATCAGCTATTTGAGGATATGCAGGCGATCGAAATTGTCGCGCGTTCACTGACGGTTGAGCAATATAAGGGCTGGTGTCTAGGTAGTATTTTGGGATATCGACTAAGAGCGGGTAAAAAAGATGATGCCCTGCAGGATATCGCAAAAGCCGATCAATTCGAAATCCTGTTTAAAAAATATTGCCATTTGTGTTGGGATTATGAGGTTAATGGCAATGACTGAATTAACTCATTCTGAACTGTGTTTAATAGCTGAAAAATTTCTAAAACGTCATGGTTTTGGTGTGGTTTTTCATGACCGATATCAGGCAACAATTGAAACAGGTGAACAGCCTGACGCTATCGGTTTTAAAAATAACGTATCGCTATTGATTGAATGCAAAACAAGCCGATCCGATTTTTTTGCAGATAAAAAGAAAAAATTCAGGGTGAATCAAAATCTAGGCATGGGCGATTGGCGATTTTATCTGTGTTCGCCCGATGTGATACGAGTTGAGGATCTGCCCGAGGGTTGGGGACTGCTGTACGCACATGGTAACAGGGTTCGCAAAATACACGGATTTCCGACAAATGCCGAGTTAATTAATAATAAACCGTTTGCAGGTAATAAACGCGCAGAATGCGATTTTCTGTATGGTGCGCTAAGACGAATGGTTATTCGCGGGTATTTTGATGATATCTATATAAAACTGTAAGGTTTAAACATGATTAAAGAATTCCGATTAACACATGAACAGGTTCGCAACACAGTTATTAGCGTAATAAGCCAATTACCTGTTGATAATAAACATCCTCTAAGAATTGTGATTGATGAAGATAAACGCTCATCGGCTCAGAATCGCATGATGTGGGCTGTTTTAAATGATATAGCAAAACAGGTTTACTGGAATGGAGAGCAACTTACCGCTGAGGAATGGAAACATCTAATTACCGCTAATTTACATGGGCAAAAATGCCTTAGAGGCCTCGATGGAGGATTAGTTTTTATGGGGCTATCAACTCGCAAAATGAATAAAAAAGAATTCGCCGACGTCGTGACATGTGCCGAACAGTTTGGTGCGGAAAACGGTGTTAAATTCAGTAACGATGCCTTAGAGGCTATACGACTAGCAGAACAATACAAAGACCAATTATCAAAGGTAGCATGATGGAAATTAAATTAACAGATAAACAGTTTGAGCAATTACAGGCAAATTTGATTCAAGACGCGTTAAAAACGATGAGTAATGTTCCTAAATTTATTGATATTAAATCGGAGCATATTGTTATACATCGACCTGATGTGAATACAAATCAAATATCAATACCGATAGATAAAATAACATTACTGATTAATTTGGAGCGTGAAAATAGAGTTTTTACAGAAATACATTTCAACAATAACTCAGTTATTGACATTATTGTAGTTAATTTAACCATTGATGAAATAAAAAAAATGATAAGAGAAGTATAAGGTGAACACAATGAACGATTTAGAACAATTAGAAACAATAGATGAACGAATTGCAGAGGCTGAGAGGGTATTAAATTTTTTACACGAACAGCGCAGGGAAATAATTAATCGAAGTAATTTAAATAAAAATGATTCAAATGTTCATGATTCAAATGTTGTAGTGTCGAGTTTTTTATCAACGAGTTATAGGTAAAAAATAGATGCCGAGAAAACACAAACTGATTCCAACAGAATTTAAATGTCCTGAATGTGGCGGCAAATGCGTCTACAACGTAGATTTAGATTTATTTGTTTGTGCACGACCTATAGTTACAACTGGCGGGCAGGTTCAGGGTTCCTGCGGTAAATTCTATCTAGATAAAACTAAGGCAAGCAATGAAAAAAGCAGCTCAGAAAACAATAAAACAGAAAAAATGCCGAGTGTGCGGTGAGAAGTTTCTACCGCCTAATTCGCTGGCGTTTGCCTGTTCATTCGAATGTGCAATTAAATATGGTGCAGAGAATCACAAGCAGGAACGGGTACAAAGAGCGATATTTAAAATAGCAAAAGAAAGAATTAAAACACGTTCAGAACATTTAAGTGACGCACAAAAAGCATTTAATGCGTTTATTCGAGAGAGGGATAAAAACGAGCCGTGCATCAGTTGTGGGCGACATCACAATGGACAATATCATGCAGGGCATTATCGGAGTGTTGGTGCGTGTCCTGAACTACGGTTCTGTGAGTTAAACGTACACAAACAATGCTCTGCGTGCAATAACCATAAATCAGGCAACATAGTTGAATACAGAATTAATTTAGTGAAAAAAATCGGTGCAGAACAGGTTGAATGGTTAGAGGGTAGTCACGAGCCGAAAAAATACACTATTGAGCAAATAAAAGAGATTAGAGCTGAATACCAATTAAAACTGAAAGAGTTGAGACGAGGTGCATAGTGTTAGCCGAATATAAACGCATTGAAAATGATTGTACTCCCCAACAATTTGAAAATTATTTAAATAACCAAAATATTTTTATTCAAAAAAACAATGAGGGCAATCTATTATCTAAATCTATTGAACTATTAAAAATGTGGGGAATTTGTAACGCGTATTCCAGTAAATGCGGTTATAAAAACGTTAGCGCTATGTTTTCTGAATTATATCCTAGAAAAAATTTTGTATATATAGAAAATGAATTAGAATTTATTGATGAATGCATGAGGGAGGCTAAAAACTCACGGGATGAATCAATTAAAGAACAGCATGACATAGCCGAGCTGTACTATAAGGGCATTGATATTGTCACCAGTGGTTCAGACTGGAGCGAAAAATTAACATTAAGGGATATTGCTGAATTAAAAAACATATCTAAAAATACAGTTGATAGACGATTAAAAGCATTCGAAAGCTACATTGTTAGTAAATTATCAAAAAGGGACGATATTTATTATTAATAGGGTTGACGTGGGACAAAAAGTACACTAAAATGTTCATGATAGGATTTTTATGTAAAGCTCTCAGTTGAGGGCTTTTATTTTAGGATATACCCAGATTTACTATGAAGTTCCCATTTTTTCTGCCTCTGTTATTAACCTCATTTGTTGCTAATTCAGTTCAAAATTTTAACAACGCTAAAACTCAACTAGTTCATATTTACGTATCGCACCCTGAGCGGACCACATTTTATTGCGGTTGTGAGTTTTCGTTCGAGGGTAAAAAGGGTAATGTTGATTTCGGTAAATGCGGCTATACACCGCGAAAAAATCAGGTGCGAGCAGCTCGTATAGAATGGGAGCATGTTATGCCAGCCGAGAATTTTGGACGGCATTTAAAATGCTGGCGCAATGGCGGGCGTAAAGAGTGCAAAAAGGATGCGAAGTTTAATGAGATGGAGGGAGACTTGCATAATCTCCAGCCGTCTATTGGTGAGGTAAACGGCGACCGTTCTAATTTCCGTTACTCACAATTTACTAAAACACCCAACCAATACGGTCAATGCCAATCAGCGGTAGATTTTAAATCGCGTCAATTCCAGCCTCGTGAGGAAATTAGAGGTACTATCGCGCGCACCTATTTCTATATGCAGGATAAATACAATATCAATTTATCTGATGCACAGAGCAAACTAATGACCGCATGGGATAACATGTATCCGCCTGATGAATGGGAATGCGATAGGAATCGACAAATAGAACGAATTCAGGGTAATGATAATAGATTTATTACCGAAAAATGTACTAATTAATCAAGCCACCTCAGGGTGGTTTTTTTATGCCTCTTTCCGGCAATCAGCATTTATTTTAACAACACTACATATAGTAATTTCGCTGATTGCTATTTTTATTTAAATCCTCAGTTCTGAGGTTTCACAGTATCGACAGCAATGCTAGACACGCACACACTACACAGACCCAGAGCTAGTACGCTGTCACCCTATTAACTAACAATCGTAAATTCCTATGGACAAATATACGTCACCAGTATCCTATTTTTGGGGAGTCACATGCTCTATGTTTGGATTTCTGAGTCTAAACGATATCGCTATTATTATCGGTATTATTATATCAATAGCCACATTTATCATTAATTGGATTTACAAACGCAGAGATTTTAATCATAAAAAAAATTTGAGAGAGCAATACTATGCGAAATATGAAAAAAATCACCACGACTGCGATTTGTAGTGTTTCGGCTATTATCGGTATTGTTCTAACAAATTACTCAGATGAAATTAGAACCAGTAGAGCAGGACTGGAGCTAATCGGCAATGCTGAATCCTGTATTAGAGATCCATACAATTGTCCTGCGGGCGTGTTAACTGTTGGTATTGGGTCAACTGGCAACGTCGAGCAAAAACGCTATACAGACGAGGAAATCGCCAGACGCTGGGTTGATGATATCAAAACGGCGGAACAATGTGTTAATCGATATGCTAATGGATTCCATTTACCTCAACCAGTGTTTGATGCCGCCGTATCTATTACATTCAATTGTGGTTGCGCCAATATGAGGACGTCAACGATGTTCAAATGTCTAAATAACGGAGATTATCGAGCCGCATGTTATGAATTCCCTCGTTGGAATAAATCCAACGGAATAGTTTTAAATGGGTTAGTTAAACGTCGAGAGCAGGAAAAATTGCTATGCCTCTCATTTCAGGGTATTTAATTATGCATAAATCGGAATTTACTATTATCGCGTTAGTCATTGTTAGTTTTATTCTGACAGCCTATTTTGGTTACTATAATTATCATGATAAACAGCGTTTGGAACGCGATAAATTAGAATTAACCAATAAAATCGAACAACTACAGCAAACTATCGAGAAATATAACCAGATTATTGCAGACAACGAGCAATCAAAACGCGAATTAGAAAATCAATCTACAGAACGGCAGGAGCAGATTAATGAGCAACTCAAAAATAACGACTGTGCTAATCAGCTCGTGCCTGTTGCTGTTTCTGACAGCCTGTACAACAGAGCGAAAGGTATACGTCAACCAACCGATACCAGCAAACTTACTAAATGAGAGTGTACCTAAACTACCGCCTAAATCAATGACATTCGGCGATAGTCTCAAATATAACGAGCACCTATTAAACGTTATTGAAATGTGCAATAGAGACAAACGAGCGATCGGAGAAATTAGTGGTGAATAATACTTGACGGTATTTTGTGTGTGAGTTATTCTATTAGTGTTATTAAACAATTTGTTACATTTCTATCCGTATCATGTTTAATTTCTTCGCACTAGGGGATCTGGCTTCTAAGTTTGGCGACCGTGAACCAACTCCCCTTAAAACTACTAACTTAGATACTTCTCATTAATAGCTTATCAATTAACTGCCTGTATAAATAACTATTCACTTTTACCGCATAAACTATAAAAAATTCACGGATAAATAAATTTAAAACCGCATAATTAATCAAAAACATTGGTTTTTACATTGTTTAACACTATTTAACACAAAAAATCAGACTAACACAGCTATATTGTATAAACTACATGCATATTCACAATGGGCATAATGCCACAACGTGAGGATGCGCTATGAACAAACAGGTGGCTGTTTTAGGAGATATGACTAATTATGGCGGTAGGATTATTACAGCTTCAGGGAACGGTTATTGCGGTATGAATGGCGTTGCTCTATTAGGTGATTTGGTATCCTGTCCTAGATGTAACAGTACAGGCAGAATTATAGAGGGAGCAGACAACTTTATTATCGATGGTAAACCTGTTGCCTATGATGGCTGTATTGTTGCATGTAAATGCACACCTGTTGGTGTTCATAGGATTTTAGCGTTAAAAAGCACCATGTATGTCGGCGTTAGTGGTGGTTCTGTTCAATCTAATTCGTTTACTGGCAATCAAAAACAATTGAGTTCCACGAATGATGACGAAAACAATTTAATTAGAATTGATGCACGCCGTTTATTACAATGTGCTGATGAATTATGTGAAAAACATCTATATCATGATGATATTAAGCAGGCGTTCAAGCAAGAAGTCGAAGCGTTTGCTAATGATATTGTTGAAAAGGTAGACAGCGGTGCAATGACGTATGAGCAAGGCGCTGAAAAAATCAAGAAAGAAGAAAAAAGCCTGAAAGAACAAGCGTTTAAGTGGCTAAAATATGGGCTGTCTATTTTTGGTGGAGCGGGATTAACTGAGGCAGGAGTCGCCCTTTGTTATACGGGATTGGGATGCATTATCGGCGCACCAATGATAGCTCATGGATTAAACGGCATTTATGAGGGTAGTGCAGGCGTTGTTAATAGTGTAATGAATGAAATTGATGGTGGGGATCGTAGTGAAGAAGTAGATGGTCCACTAAGAGAATTATATAAATCTGGCGCTGAGGCACTGGGATTTGATGCATCAGTAGGTAGCATAGCCTATGATATAGCTGATCTGAGTGGATCATTGTATAGTAAATTAAAATTAGTGCCAAAAATAACAGAAATTGGAACGCCAATAAAAAAATTATGGTACTACGGACGTCAGGATTTAGTTAGATATTATACAACAATGAAAAAAGCAGCTTTGGGCGCTGAGATAGTCTCTGATACAATTTCATTGGGGACAATTATTACTAATGTTGTAAATACTTTCATTTATGATAAAGAGAATGATCAGCCAGCTTTAGTGGTTCCTGAACCAGAGAAAATCACAAATGTAGGTGAATTAGCGGATAGCTGTCAAATAGTTATAGTTATCACATTTGCTGATGAAGAACCGCCACACTATTATTTGTGTACGCGCCCTAATGGGGAACAATATAAAATTGAATAATATAAAGGATTATCGATGCTAATTATTTTTTATTATTTTTTATCTATAGCAACTTTATTAGCGTGTTATTATTTTCGTCGCGCTCGTTTTACAGAACAGGATTATAAATATAACAAACCGTTAAGATGGAAGCGACGAATTCTGATAATTTGGACATACTTGTTTGCAGCAATTCACGGTAGCATTTGTTTTAGGGAAAATCTTTTCACTAATATAGATAATGATTATATTAGGGCATCAGCAGGATTTTTTATGGTTGTATATATATTTGCAGTGCTGTGGGCAGAAGAAATTACCCACCCTTTCGATAAAAAGAAAAAATAGCAATCGAATTAACAAACAATAACCGCCTAAATGGCGGTTTTTTTGCGCCTAAAATTCATAAACATTCAATTTTAGAAAATCTCAATTAGAAATGAGTTTTAGAGGGTATCAGGTGGTTATCATGGTTTTACCTCGGTTCATCCCTGTGTGACTAGAACTCATTTCTAATGGAGAAAACAATGTAATTAGTTAAAAATTATTTAATAGGGCTAAATCATTGAAAAAATATAATAAATCACCTCTGCCATTTCAAGGGCAGAAACGCAACTATTTAAAAATATTTAATCGGGAACTGCAAAAATTATGTGGTGACGGCACTGGTTGGACAATCGTTGACGTGTTCGGCGGTTCAGGTTTGCTATCACATAATGCTAAATACACATGCCCTAATGCCCGCGTTATTTATAACGATTTCGATAATTACACAGAACGGCTATCAAAAATAGAAACTGCTGAACAGGTTAGGCGGGATTTATTGACGTTCGTTAATGGATATTCAAAATACGAACAACTAACAGATGAAACGAGAGAACAAATAATTAATTATTTGCACGGCAAAGAAATTGATTATTTAACTATGTATAACTATATCCTATATTCTGGAAATTTTGCCAGTAGCCTAGAGGATATCAAAAAAAGCACTAAATTTTATAATCGAATTTCTAAAATATCGCTGTCATGTGATGGTTATTTAGAGGGAGTGGAGACGGTTCATAAATGTTTTACCGAACTCATGAAAGATGAATTCAATGGTAACGTTTTATATTTGCTAGACCCTCCGTACATTAACACTAATCAGGGATATCATAGAGATAAAAATAATTATTTTGGATTATTGTCCCAGTTGACATTATTTGAATTAATGAAGCCTCCGTTTTTCTATTTCACCAGCAATAAAAGCGAAGTTATGGATTTTGTGGACCATGAGAATAAATATTCCCATTTATTTAATAATTGCGAAACATTCACAACAAAAAACACAGTGAGCGGACGATCAGCCTATTTTGATATTCTAATAACAAAAACTATATAGGTAATACACGTAATACCGTAACTTAAAGTTACGGAAATAGAGGTAATTCCAAAAGTAGAGACTTCACTGCCTTTTCAAAAGTCACCGAGCAACACTCAAAAGCAAAACAATTTTTATTACAGATGGACAATAAAATGAAACTTAAACCATGCATATTACCATTAATTTTATTTGCTATTTTATTGGCTAGTATAATTACTCAAAATAATTATTTAGCAAACATTGCTATGGTGATGGCTTGGCTTAAAATTATTCTTTTTGTTGTCATGTCCATCTTTGTTTTTGTTGGTTATGCTATGAGTTTGACATCAAAGTCTACCGATGATTGGGTCAAACAAGAAAAAACTCATCGATTTAGTCAAACGCTATCAGTTTTAATACATGTAGCGAGCATGCTTTTGATGGCGTCAATGGGTTGGATTGTTACGTCCATTGTATATGCTATTGTTTATGCATTTTTAATGTTGCTTGTCACTGTTATTAAAGCGATCTCAAACCAAAAAGATTAAATCTTATCGAGCAATCTCAAGTATTTCGCTCTCAACTCCAAATAAGCGACTGTCCACTTAGGTATTTCCCCAGTGTTCCAATTACTTATCTGCCTTGTTGATATGCCTGTAATTCGTGATAGCTCGGCTCTAGATAGTTGAGCGTTTTTTAATAAATTGTTTAAAAAAAGTTTATTATCTTCTTGCATAATAGAATTTATTTCTATATATTGTGGTTGTTTATTCTTATTTTACTATAGAGGAATAGTAATGGCAAACCCTTTAAGCGGCATTAAAACAATTCAAAAGGTTAGGGAGATGCAGGATAAAACCTTACTTGCTTTCTCTACAGGTAAAGATGCTATTGCAGCTTGGTTGGCTATTCGTGATCATTTTGATGAAGTTATCCCGTATTATTTATATTTAATCCCAGATTTGGAGTTTGTCGAAGAATCACTAGCTTATTATGAGAAATTCTTTGGAACTAAAATAATTCGATTACCTCATCCGTCACTACACAGATGGTTAAATAATTTTATTTTCCAAGCTCCACAAAACTGCTTGTGCATAGAACAGGCTAAACTGCCTAATTTTGGTTATGTTCATATTCAGCAAGCTATTGTTAAAAGCAGGAACTTACAGAAAGATATTTTAGTGGCTGATGGCGTAAGAGCGGCAGATAGCCCAATGCGCAGGGTGGCAATCTCGACACATGGCTCAATCAGTTACAACCAGTTAAAGTACCATCCAATTTGGGACTGGAAAAAGAAAGATTTAATTGATAGCTTTAACAAGCACAACATTAAATTACCAATTGATTATAAGATTTTTGGTAGGTCATTTGATGGACTTGATTTAAGATTTTTGGTGCCATTGAAAAAACATTTACCGAATGATTATAAAAAGATTCTTGAGTGGTTCCCGTTGGCTGAATTAGAAGTATTTCGTTATGAGAGGTCATTAAATGGCTAAGTTAACACCCGAAGAAAAAGCAAAAATAAAAGAAGATGCTAAGATCAAGTTAGCAGACGCTAAAAGAGAAGCTGCTCGCAAGAAGTTAAAAAAACCTGTACTGTATAACGTACCAAAGCAAACTGGGAATCCAGAAAAAGATGCTAAAGCTGATTTAGATGAAGTGCAAAAAAGCTTTAGAGAAAGAATTAAAACAGAAAATGAGCGATTCAAAAATACTACTGACAGTGAGTACTGGTTTGCTATGTGTTTTCAAACAAGAGAGCAGAAAGAGGCTTTCTTAAAAGCAATGAATTTATTCTTAATTGGCGACAAGTACCTTGATGGTGTAGAAGTAGCTAAACAATTAGGAATAGATATACCTGATGCAAATATTAACTATTTGCTTGATGGTAAAGTGGACAAAGACTTTGCTAAATTTGTAGCGTAAGTTAATTTAATTAATTATAACCGCCTTAACGGGCGGGTTTTTATTTTAGGAGGTAATAAATATGCGTGGTTTCTATGATTATGATAACAAAATGAGCAGAAGAGCTACTAAATCCGCAAAAGCTAGATTGTCAGGGTCTTAGTAATGGGGAGTGTAGTTTATCGCTCTAAAGGCTTTACTGTGCCAAAATCTAAAGATTATTTTGTTCCTATCCCTCGCACATTGATGCCGTCAAGGCAAGAAGCTGGCGGGTACAGTAGACGTGCACAACCCATATCAAAGGCTAGAATATCAGGTTCTTAACAGCTCTTTAATGGGCTTTTTAAATTCAACCCCATGCAATCAATTTCTTAGAGGTCGATAATGGCTAATTTATGCGGGGCCAAAACTCGTAGCGGCAGCCCTTGTCAATCAAAAGCTATGGCAAACGGCAGATGTCGAATGCATGGCGGTAAATCAACTGGTGCACCAAAGGGCAATAAAAATAATTTAAAGGCTGGTGGTATCTATTCCCAATTCCTAACAGATGAAGAGCAAACCATCTCATCTAAAATGGAGTTAGGCTCATTAGATGAAGAACTTAAACTTTGTAAAATTCGTCTAATGAGATCATTAAAAGCTGAAGCTGAACAACAAGCACAGGTTGAGGAGTTGGACAAGTTAGAGCTTGAGGCTTTGAATGAATCACCATCACTCATCGGCGGATTGCCTGATAATGATGAACTTATCCAAACTAAGCAATTTAGACGCCGAGACTATGGAACTATTATTGATAGGCTGATAGCAAGAATTGAATCACTGGAAACAAGAAGGGCTTCGCTTATTCAAATGTCATTAGATGCAGAACGAAAAGAACTCGAATTAGATAAATTGCGAGAGTCTGAAACAGAACAAATGCCAATAAGAATAGAGCTAGTTGCACCACAAACCTAACGAGTATTTAACATGATAACAGCACAAATACAAATACCGCCAAAACTAATACCTGTATTTACTGCTAAAAATGTCAGATATCGAGGCGCTTATGGTGGGCGAGGTAGTGCTAAAACCCGTACATTTGCATTAATGACGGCAATTACAGTTTATCAACTGGCAGAGGCTGGGATTAGCGGTGTTATTCTATGTGCTCGTGAATTTATGAACTCCCTAACTGATTCAAGTATGGAGGAAATTAAAAAGGCTATACAGTCCGTCGATTGGCTAAATGACTATTTCGATATTGGTGAGCGTTACATTAGGACTCGAAATAGACGAATCAGTTATGTATTCTGTGGTCTAAGGCATAACCTAGATAGTATAAAATCAAAAGCTCACATATTACTATGCTGGGTTGATGAGGCGGAAAATGTTTCTGAAATGGCATGGCGCAAATTAACGCCAACTGTTCGTGAGGACAATTCAGAAATATGGGTAACGTGGAATCCAGAGATAAACGGGAGTCCGACTGATTTAAGATTTAGGCAAAATCCTTCAAAGAACTCAGCTATTGTTGAATTAAATTACAATGACAACCCCTTCTTTCCTGACGTTTTAGAGCAAGAGCGACTAGACGACCTAGCGCGACTGGATTATGCTTCTTACGCTTGGATATGGGAAGGAGCATATCTTGAAAACTCTGATAAGCAGGTATTAAACGGCAAGTATGTTATTCAACCGTTTGATAACGACCTGTATAAAAAAGCCGAGAGATTGCTATTTGGCGCTGATTTTGGCTATGCTAATGACCCTAACACGTTAATTCGCTCATTCATATTAAACGATTGTCTGTATATCGAATATGAGGCGTACGGTGTTCATGTTGAGTTAAACGAAATACCCTCATTTTATGATTCAGTGCCAGAGTCTCGCAAATGGGCAATAAAAGGCGATTGTTCTAGACCTGAAACAATTAGCTATATAAAACGTGAGGGGTTTAAAATTTCCGCCGCTAAAAAATGGCAGGGTAGCGTTGAAGATGGCATTTCACACCTTAGAGGATTCAAGCAAATTATTATCCACCCTCGCTGTAAACATACCGCAGAAGAAGCAAGGCTTTATAGCTATAAAACCGACAGGGTAACCGAAGAAGTTCTACCTATCATTGAAGATAAAAATAATCACTGCTGGGATGCTATACGCTACTCATTAGAGGGTTATATCAAACAAAGTAATGTAATGGGCATACTGGTTAAAAGAGAACAAAAATGAATTCACAATTACAATTAGCGGTTAATCATGCGCTAGCCGTTAACCAGTCTCTGAGTCGTCAACGGCTGGCTTATGGCTCTATGCCTAACCTATCAGGTAATACTAAACGTGACCGAATTTATGAAGAATTTGGTTACCCAAAGGAGTTAAATTTTAGTCATTTTTATAACATGTATGATCGAAATGCCATAGCCTCCGCTGGTGTTGATAGGTTAATTGATGGATGCTGGGAGGATTACCCAGAAGTATTCGAGGGCGACAAACAAAAAGATGCTGAGGGCGTTACAGGATGGGATAAAACAATTGCCAAAATTCTTAAAAAATGGTTCCCAGTCATTAAAGAGGCTGATAAACGAGGTGTTATTGGTAGTTATTCAGCCATATTGCTTCAGGTTAGAGATAGTAAAGATTGGAGTGAACCAATAGACGGCAATACGCTAAGGCGCTCCAAAGAAAACGGGCTAGTTAGATTCATTCCTGTTTGGGAAGCTCAACTTGATGTCAGTGAGTGGGACACCGATCCTAATAGCGAAGATTATGGTTATCCTAGAATGTATCGCTACATAAGCCTCCCTGTGGGAAAAGCCACAAACGCACCAGCACGAGAAATTAAGGTTCATCCTGATAGAGTTATTATATTATGTGAACGTGCGGCAGATGGACTTTTAACTAATGGCTATTCAATACTTAAAAAAGGTTATAACGACGCCTTAGACCTTGAAAAGGTCAGTGGTGGGGCTGCTGAGGGGTTTCTTAAAAATGCAAGCCGTCAGCTTAATTTTAATTTCAGTAAAGAGGTTGATTTAGGCGATATAGCCAAACTCTATAATGTTGAAATTGACCAATTAGCCAACGCTATGGATGAGCAGGTAAAAAAACTTAATCAAAGTACTGATTCATCAGTCATTATGCAGGACGGTAATGTTAGCGTATTATCTGTTGCGCCAGCCGATCCATCTTCGTCATTTAATACATCATTAAGCAAGTTTGCAGCCTCAATACCTATCCCTGTTAAGGTTTTAATTGGTCAAATAACAGGTGAACGGGCATCTACTGAGGACAATAAAGACTGGGCTAAAACAAGGATGAGCCGAAGAAATGGATTTTTAACCTCCGTCATTGAATCATTAATTGAACGTCTTTGGAGAATTGGCATTATCAACCCGCCAAAAGGTGAGGTTATAACCGTCTCATGGTCTGATTTACTCGCTCCGAGTTATGCTGAAAAACTGGACAATGCTAATAAACTTGCTGATGTGGCAACTAAAACCACTAATGCATTAGGTGTACCAGTCATTAAAGCGAACGAGATTAGAGCTGCCGCAGAACTGCCAACATTACCAGAATTCGAAGATGACATGATCGATAAAATCGAGGACGAGCCACTTGATGATAAACAAGATAAAAAGTCCGATAATACCGAGGAATAAAAACGATCCTACCCAATCCTACAAATACCTGAATAAAACCTATCGCAATATCGAAAATCGCTACAAAAACATTAAATTAAGGTTAAAAGAACTATTTAGCCAGTATTTACATGGTGTTGAGCGAGAGGCTAACCAAAGCTTTATCTTTAGTCAGGGAACTATCTATCAAGCTAATTCTAATTACATTTATGACCTATCAGCCAATGAGCTGGATACGTTGCTTGAGTTGATGCAGGGGATACTGGATGAATATCTACTTGAGGGAGGGCGTGAAAATTTCTGGATATTATCAACAATCGAGAACGAATATAGGCGAGGTACTCATTCAGCCTATATTAATTTGAGTCATCAATCCGCTTATTATGCAGAGCAAACAACATTTATGGAGTTGTTATCCAAGCCAGCATATCAAAACCAAATCAAGCAAGCATTTACGCTAACGTTTAATGACTGGAAAAGCTTAACACAGACAACAAAATCCGATTTATCCCATGTTCTAGCTAGTTCAATAGCACGAGGCATCAACCCAAGAGAAACCGCCCAAATTATCAGCAAACGGCTTGATGTATCAATGACGAAAGCGAGGGCGTTAGCTCAAACAGAACAGCTTGGAGCTATGAGGCAGGCACAATGGAATGAAACAGAATGGTCATCCGAACGATTGGGGCTTAGAACTGCGCTCCTACATATGTCTGCAAAATTAACTACCAGCAGAGCAACTCACGTTTATTGGGACGGACGAATCAGGACGGTTGAGGATGTACAGAATTGGTATGAGGAGAATGGCAATAGGTATAACTGCCATTGTGCGCAGATACCTATTTTACTAAATGAAAATGGCGAGCCGTATAATAAATTCGTCATAGAACAACTAACCAAAGAGAGGGATGTGTGGCTAAATGAATAAAATTACAGTCAATATACTGTCGATAATTAATAAATCATCAAAAATTACCAAAAAAATGATTAATAACAAAGAGCATTACATTATTCGTGATGTCGTGCCTGTTGTTGATGATGTAGTAATGAATAACGGTTTATATCCTAAAGATGAAATCGACAAAAGCTATAAATCTATAAATGGCAACCTAATGCCAATTGGTCATCCAAAAGTTAATGGTCAGTTTGTATCAGCCAGCATGGCAAAAGCGATTAACGACTATTATGGTGGCGCATGGGCTGAAAATGTCCATAAAGACCAAGATAAAGTGTTGCTTGATTGTTATGTTGATATTGAGTTCGCAAGAAATCATGAAAAGGGCAAGCAGCTTTTAGAACGTTTAGACGCTATGTTTAATGGTGAGGACGTCAACCCTATCCATGTATCAACAGGTTTAATCCTGAATAAGGTCTATAAGACTGGCAAATCAAAAGGCAGGCCATATGAGTGGGTCGCTACCAATATGCAGTTTGACCATGTCGCAATTTTATTAAACGAGCAGGGAGCAGCAACACCTAATGAGGGCGTTGGAATGTTCGTTAATTCTGAGGGCGAATATCAAATAGAGTTTGCCTCACTTAATGAAAGTTCAACACAATCAATTCAAAACTTAATCGCTAATGCTGTTCATAACGCATTACAAAAACTCAAATTTAATAAACAAGAGGAACCAGATCCAATGAAAGAAAAAATTTTAGCGGCATTAAATGCTAAAGGCATTAAAACCGATGGCTTAACTGATGAACAGCTATTAGTAGCTTTCAATGAGCAAGCAGCAAAAGATGCTATCGACAAAAAGAAAGCCGAAGATGAAGAAAAGGAAAAGAAAGCCAAAGAAAGCGCACAAAATCAAGAGCAAGCACCAGCATGGTTTAAAGATTTCAGTAAACGCTTTGAAGCAGTGGAACAGGTAGTTAATGCAAATATTAACAACGAAGAGCAAGCAATGCGCGCGGCTGTGAAAACAAAATTCGGTATGTCAGATACAGCGGTTAATGCTTTATCAGGTGAACCATTAAAAGAACTGTATGCACAGTGTCAAACGTCAGTAGGCCTAAATAGCGCTACAAATCAATTTAATAAAGGCAACTCATTATTAAATATGGAGGCTCCAGAGTAATGATTAGATTTAAAACAGTGATTGGTGGTCCAGCACGTAAAAATGATCCACAAACAATTGACCTTTTAACAGGCGAGGCAATCAGGCCATGTTCTTTGGTTGCTGTAGTTGGCAATAAATTAATGAAACATTCGGCAGCAGGCAAACAAACGCAGGCGCTGATTATCACAAATGATTATTTAGGCGGGCATGATATTCGTTTTAATGTGCCATCTGGCACAACAGGCATTGCGTTTGTTTGCGAAGATGACGTCACTTATCACGTTTTGGTTAAGGGGGGCGAAAAGTTGGCGATTGGCGACAAATTAACATCAAACGGTGACGGCACATTGAAAAAAGCGGCTGATGGTGACGCAGTTATTTTCTATGCATTTGAAAAATACAATGTAGGCAAAAATGCAGAACAAGTTCGAGTTAGAAAAGCTTAAGGGGCAATGATGAAAAACGAAAAGATTATTTTTCATAAAAAATTAATTACAAATAGTACGCAAGTTGCAATCGCATGGCGACAACTGAACGCTACCCGTCAGATTTTTAATAATAATCAAAAACAAATGGGCGAAATGCATGGCAGCGCAATAGAGGTTAACCAAGCAGCAGTCTTGACGGAAGAATATTGGCGTGAGGTCGATAATATTACTACTCGTGTTATTCGTGATGATGAAGGCGCGCCGTTATTAGATGATTTATTATCGTTAGGCTCACCTATTTCAATAGGTAAAACGGTTGCGTTATATCGAGTATCGAGCGATGCAGGGCATGTCAAGCGTTCAATGTCAGGGCAAGAGCCAGAAACATTAGATAAAGTTGTATACGACCACTATGGCGATCCTATTCCAATTTTCTCAACTGGTTATGCTCGTGAATGGCGAGAATGGTTAGGTTTACAAACTGAAAATATTGACGCAATGTCAGACGACCAAGAGGCATCAACATCAGCCCTTCGTCGAGACATGGCGCGATATATCTTAACTGGCGATGATAAAATCAAAGTCCAAAACTATCAGGCTAGAGGTATTACAAACCATGAAAATACCAATCAAATTGATTTGAGTGCATCAGGTCTTAATATCGATTTAACATCAGATGCTACTAGTAACGATAACATCATCAAATTTTTTGTACAAGATTTTGCAAAAGTTCTGAATGATAATAGTGTAGCGGAACTAGTAAAACTTTTCATCTCGCCAGAAATTGAAAGACGTTTAAATGTGCCTTATTCAAATTCAAAAGGATTTAAAGAGGGCACAGTTATGGATTATATTATTAGATATGCAAAAAATATCGGCTCACTTACTAAAACATCTGAGTTAAAAGGTAATCAGTTCATTGGTTATGTTCGCAACTCTCAATACATTAAGACTCGTATCGCCGCTCCAATCGGTTCATTTATGAAGCAACGTATTAATCCGCATGACAACTACCACACTCTTGTTTGGTCGGCATTCGGCTTACAAATTAAACGAGATTTTAACGGTAAGAGCAAAGTGTTCCACGCTAAGGGGTAATTGATATGAAATTAAGAGTAACTAAGGGCGGCTGTTATGGTCGCATAGATGGTGATATTGCGGCGCTTCCAATTGGTTATGAATTCATAGCTAACGACATACCTCCTGCTTTTATTGGTCGGGTTATTGTTTTAGAGCAAAAGGAGGTTGAACAATATACTAGTACTCCTCCAAAAGATGATAAAAAAATTCCCGAACCTATCATCGTTATAGTAAACGGCGAAGAAGTTAACTTAGCGAATAAAAGCGGTAAAGAACTTGCTGAGTTCGCAGCACAGCATGAGTTAACACCTCAACAATCTAAAGAAACGGTTCCTAATTTTGCCAAACGACTCAAAGAAGAGTTTGAAGCCAAATTAATCGGCACAGGGAAATAACCTATGACCCAGCTAATCAATAAAAGTGAAGCTAAATTGTTTATAGACGAGCTGGGTTTTTCTATTCCCGATTCGTTGTTGGATTTGTTAATTGAGCAGGTAGGTAAACATGAAACGTGTTTATTACAATACGGTGAGTCAACCGCAAAATTATTAGCAATATATTCAGTTGCTCGGTTAGCGTCATTATCAGGAGCAAGGAAAATAGCATCTCAAAGCGCACCCAGTGGTGCTAGTCGTTCATTTAACTATGATAGTAGTGGCACAGATCACCTACTAACTCAAATTCGCGTTTGGGATAAAAATAACTGTTTATCTGACCTACCATTAAGCGGCAAAAGAGCAGGTTTTTTTGCGGTAGTTGGGGGGCGTGATGAGTAGTTTATCTCGTTGGTCATATACAGCTAAAGCCACGATTTGGCGTGTTGCTGACGAGGATGAATTTGGAACTAAAATATTTCATCCTCCAGATGTGATTGCTTGCGATTATGGGCTTGACACTAAAATAGCAGGATTGCGATCCCTTGGTGTCAGTGGTATTGGTTCTGAATTTTCACACTCCAATACATTTTGGACAGAGTACGATAAAGCCAATGAGGGTGATTTTATTCTCATCGGCGAGTCATCCGAATTAGACCCAATTGAGGCTGGTGCTTCTGAAATCAAACATATCACACGATATGCAGACACATTCGAACGACTAGCCGATGATTATGTTATCATGACAGGAGTTTAATATGGCGATTAAGGTGCAGGGGGCTAGGGAGTGTATTAATCAATTAAATAGTATTATTGGTGATATTCAGGGCAGGAAATCGGTTAGGGCTATTCAAGCAGCCTTACTTATAGGTGGAACTCGTGCGGCTCTTTATACGCCTATTGACACATCAATGCTCATTAATAGCCAATATCGAGAAATGTTTGTTCATGGCAGCAGATTAACTGGTCGTGTTGGTTATTCCGCTAATTATGCTGTATACGTTCATGATCCTAATTATCCGATGAAATTTAGGCGCTCCACAGCTAGAAAAGAATTTTTATATGAGGGATTCAAGGATGAGCGAGAAACTATTAATCAGGTTATTCGTCAGGAGTTGAGATTATGAAAATGTATCAGCGTGTAGCTGAATATTTAAGAAAACCACGGCTTACGAATGGGTTTATTGTTCAGTATCTCAAATGGCGTGACACCAAAACTAAAAATAATAAATTTATTGTTTTTAGACCTAATGGCGGTTCAATAATTCAAACTAATTTGTGTAATGAATATTACACGCTCATTGATTTTATCGGTGCGGTAAACGACATTGAAACAATCGATAATGATGTGTCAACGATTGTTGATTACATCAAAAACAACCCTTACACCAATGATACAGGATTAATCCAAATTGTCGGTGCAATTCCTGCCCCTGTTACAACAGAGGAGGATCGGCTAGTTTATCGACTTCTGGTTTCGTGCAAATTCGGTTAGTTTTAAATTAGTTAAAAACAATTTTATAACCCGCTGAGGCGGGTTTTTTTATGGGAGAAAATAAATGGCTAACTGTACACAACAAAATAATAAATTATTTGGAGGAGCTGTAGTGCTGGAGGTTGCAGACGGTTGCGAAACTAAACCACACAGCGAGTTAGATTGGAAATCATTAATGGCTGGAACGTCAAAGGGTATGGATTTCAGCCCTAACACTGTTACCAGTGATGCTGATGATCAGGGCGGATTTGTTGAATCAATTGTAACCAACGCCGATATCTCGCTCTCTTTCGATGGGGAAGTCAGAACTGGAGATAAACTTGATGAGTATGGCTTCTTCAAACTAGAGCGTTATTTCACTACTGAAATCGCCAACAAACGGCAGCCATCTATTTGGGTTCGTTTAGATCATGGCGATAATATTTTTATTGGTTATATGAACATTACCTCGTTTAGTTGGAGCGGTGGGACAAACGAACTTGTAACAGCATCATTAGAGTTTAAAACCGCATCATCTGAAACAATCCAAATTATTGAGAAATAATAATTCCAGCATCACAACGATAGGAAATAAAATGATTAGAACAGATATAGGCGAAATGGTTGTTTCGGTTAAAAAAAATGGTGCGCTGCGTTGCAAAATAAATAATTATGTTTTTATTCCATCATTTGAAAATTTATCTAAATTAGGTGAACCTGCCGAGATAATAAATGCCTATACTGTTCTTCTTTCTAATTCTGAACATGAGGCAATGACTCGTTTTAGAGAGCCATATAGTTATCTGATTAAATACATCAATGAAAAACAGCAATTAAAATTACAAACAGCAAAACGAGTATTGAGGTGCTGTTGTGATGTTGACATAACCGATTTAATAGGTGGAGCAAACAAAAAACGGGGCTTAATACCCGAACAAAATATTTTTTTACTAGCTAAAACCTTACTCGATTACGGCGTTGCAGGGCGGGCTAAAGTTAGAATTTCACAACGTAATGAAAACACTTCTTATTCATCAGAATTTAAAATCACCGATCACATTAATAATGCCAGAGTACATCTAGGTCTGTCATTAGATGAGGCAAAAAAATTAACTATGACAGAATATATTCTTCTAATGGCTAATAAATTCCCCGATAACGACGGAATGACCAGAGATGAATACGACAAAGTGGTTTCTGATTATCAGGAACTGCGGAGAAAAAGATTAGCAGAAGCTAAGACTAAAGCAAAAACAGAAGCAAAAGCGGCTCAATAGCCATTTTTACGGGTGAATTATGGCGGAACATACAGACGGAAATATTACATATACCGTTTCACTGGAAGTACAGCAGTTATTAGACGAATCTAAAAAAGTTATTCAAGAATTAAAAGAGTTAAATAACAGTGGAATAAATTCATCCAAAGGTTTAGATAGACTCGATACTTCGGCTAAAAGTACAGGTAATTCTCTTGGCAAACTTACGACTATTGCTAAAGCAGTATCGGCGGCATTAATATCAAACACAGTAATTGCATATGCACAGAGTTGGAACGAATTAGAAGATCGAATACAAAACACAGGTGCTACAGCATCACAAACAAAAGATATCCTAGACCAGTTATTAGCAACCTCTGATCGAAATGGTAGAACGATTGAGGAGTCATCAGAGTTATATATTAGGTTATCTAACGCTATGAGTGAGTTAGGATATAGCACGCAAAGCACATTATCTTATATTGATACTCTGTCGAATTTATTAACAATTGATAAAACAAAGGCATTAGGTGCAGAATCGGCGATAAATGCACTAACCAAAGCGCAGACAAAGGGTAAGTTAGCAGGTCTAGAGGCGATATCAGTGTTTGGTGCGATGCCAACTGTTCTGAAAATACTCGGCAAACAGTTAAACAAAACCGAAGTAGAGGTTCGGAAAATGGCAATGGATGGCAAATTGTCAATGTCGCAATTTGCTGAGGCAATGATCGTCGCTCAAAAAGAAACGGCAGCACTTGCTGATAACATGAGAAATAATATACAAGACGGTTTTAATCGTATTGCTAATAACGCGAAACAATATTTAGGTGAGCTAAATAATTCAACTGGAGCAACTAAAACGCTCGTTGATGCACTAATTCTAATGTCTCAGCATATTGATATCCTAATGACTAGTGTAGGTGTATTAGCTGCAATCTATGCAGGTAAATATATTACATCATTAGCAAATGCGACTAAGCAGAGTGTTGAAAAAACGATTGCCGATATGCGTCAAGCACAAGCTGAAAAAGTTTTAATTCAAGCTGAAATTGAAAGAATTAGCCAAAACGTCAAGGCGCTGCAAATTCAAAAGCAAAATATTATTATGGCTCAAGCACAATGTAATAATTTAAAAGCGCAAATGGCTTTAAATCAACAGCTTACCGTGGTCGAGAAACAGCTTGCTGCAGCTACAAATGAGCATACAGCGGCACAAGCAAGACTTAGCGTTGCGGTTAAAGCCACTTCTTTTGCCGCCAAAGGCTTGCAGGCTACGATGACAATGTTAGGCGGTCCTGCTGGTATAATTCTCATTGCCGCTGGTGCTTTCATGACGTGGTCAAGTAAAGTTGATGAAGCAAAGCAAAAGGCGCTTGAACTAGGCGACCATGTTGATAAATTGCGAGAAAAATACAAATCTTTAAATCAGGAACAAAAACAACTTGAGCTATCTAGATTAAATGTTGAGATTGATAAAACAACTCAGAGTATAGAGGAGCAGGAATTAACTGTCAGAGTACTAAAAAAGGAGTACGAGCAATACCAACGCCGTTTTGAGGGGGTTGCTAGTAGCATATTTACCTCACAGGAGGGATTGAATGAGGCTCTAAATAAATATTTAGAAGCTAGCAACAACTTAAAAACATCTCAAGAAAACCTTGCAAAAGCCGAAAAGATGCGCAACGACATATTGTCTGGACAAATAGAAAAAACCAATGAAATAGCGGTTGCAGGTCAAAATCTAGCAAAAGCATGGGGAGACGCATCACAAACCGATATTGATAAAAAAGTTGCAAATTTATCCAAAGAACTTGAAATTTCTAAATTAAAAGCCAAAGGCAATAGTGAAGCTGCATTTATTCTTGATGGGCTTTTTTCAGCATTGGGTGATAGGGCTAATGAGTATAAACAGGATTTAGTTAATCTAGCTACAGGTCAAATGAATTTTACTAAATTAACTAACGAGCAAGTGGTTGCATTACAACCATTGATTGATCAATTGCGAGATTTAGCAAAAGAAAACGCCAAAATTAGCACAAAAAAAGGCGCAACTAAATCTTACGCCGATGAAGTGAAAGAGCTAAAAAATCAGCTTGAAGTGGCAAAACTCGAAGCAAAAGGTTTTACTGTCGAAGCTGAATTGCTCTCAATCACCCAAAAAATGGGTTCTAAAGTTACGGCTCAGCAAACGGCAGAACTTAGGAAATTAATCGAGACGTCACAAGCTTACAAAGCTTTGGGTTCTCTAAAAAGTCCGCTTGACACTGAAAATGCTTCATTCAAAAAATCTGAAGAATCACTTGATAAACTCCATGAAATCGGCGAGTTAAAACAAGCTGAATATTATTCAAAACTTGAACAACTCGAACGACAACATCAAATCAATTTAGCTAAAATAAAATCTGACGCCGTAGTATCTGATATTGATAACGCTGTGGCTCAGGTTGACCCAGTACAAGCACTTGAAAATGAGCATAAACGTAAACTAGCACTAATTCAAGAGTTTGAAAATCAAAAATGGATGTCCGAACAAAATGCTATTGCACTCCGTGAAGCTGCAAATCATCAATTCGAACAAAACCGCATCAATGCTCAATGGGAAATTTGGCGAAATCAAAGTGATGCCAATGAATTTTTGGCATCATCATTGGAAGGCTTAGCAAGTAGTGCTACCAGCACGATATCAGGTCTTATGTCAGGCACTATGACAGCTACTCAAGCGATGCAGAATTTTGCCAACGTGATTTTGAATGAGGCAATAGGCTCACTCGTTCAAATGGGTATGCAGTACGTCAAGAACGCGATTGTAGCCCAATCAGCATCAGCAGCAACTACAGCAACGCAAATCACAGAAGCGGCGGCACTAGCAGCAGCATATGAACCAGCGGCTATGTACGCATCAATAGCAACACAGGGCGCAGCAGCAGCTATCGGCGCAGAATCATTTGTGGCGGCTTTAGGTACAATGAAAGCCGCTTCTATTGCAGGTGCTCGTAAAAATGGTGGTTCTGTTATGGCTAATAACGCGTATCGTGTTGGTGAGAACGGTAAACCTGAGATACTAATGCAGGGCGGTAAACAGTACCTGATACCTGGTGAGAATGGGCGGGTTTTAAGTAATCGTCAAATCACATCAGGTAAAGGTGGTTCAAGTGTTAACCTAACAATCAATATGCCTGTAAATATAGGCGATAGTGGTGGAATATCGGAGCAGGATGGTCAACAATTAGCTAAAAACCTTGAACAGGTAATACGCGCTCAAATAATGCAGGAACAGCGTCCCGGTGGGTTACTAAATCGTCGTTGATTTAATTATTAAAATTTCATACCATTACCGAAACTTAATTGTCAAGGAAATGGTATGAAAAGAATTGCATTACTGGGATTGGTTTGTTTCGCGTTGTCTGGTTGTGGAGATGATAAGGTTATTTCAGATGAAATGTTTGCAGGTGATTGGAAATGCGAAGTTATTGACTATAAATCTACGTGGGATAAAAGTAGTTTTGGTGAATTTAAACCGACTAATGAGAAACAAATAAAGTTATTGTCGTTCAAGTATGAAAATAACAGCTTATATTTAAAGGCTTCAGAAAAAGAAGACTGGAAAGCAGGTAGTTTAATTGAGGAATATAATAATAAAACAACACAAGAAGAAGATGATTTTTTAATTGATAAAATAACTAAATCACTAAAAAAAATATCTAATAATAAATTTATCACAACCTATGAAAGTGAAATAATTGTTAAAGATGAGAAATACAATTCGCTTAATGAAAAACTCAAAAATGAGGCAACTTGTACAAGAATAAAATAGTCGTCTATCGACTTTAAAATTATTTTAACCCTCTAACGAGGGTTTTTTTATGTCTGGAGAAAATATGGAGACATTTAATTGGATACCTCAAAAAAGCTCAACGGCGTCGATATCGCCGAGGGTTAGGGTTATTAAATTTGGTGACGGTTACGAGCAGCGAGTACAGGACGGTATTAATAATGATCTGCGTAGTTATAACGTCACGTTTATTGGGCTATTTGATAATATCACTCTAATAGATGAGTTTCTTACTCGGCACGGAGGAGTGCATGCATTCAAATGGTGTGAACCAAATACTCATAAAACTATTACGGTTGTGTGTCGCTCGTGGAGTTCAACATCTAATGGAGCCGCTAAAACAATAACAGCCACATTCGAAGAGGTTGTGGCATAAATTAATCAGGAGAAAATAAAATGCAAGAATATAACTTAACAACCACAATTCAGTACAAGGGGGTGACAATAGCATTAGGGGGTTTTAATAATGACGATCTTACTAAATTCAATTCACCAAATGAAACGGAGTTTTTTCCAATCATTAAAATTAATATTGTTATTACTGGTGTTCTAAAGTTGCTGCCAACTAAATCATTTCACCTCGAATATTCCGAGGATTTAAATTCAAACACCGTGATAAATGACGTTTACAAAAATGCTTTTGAGTACGCTAAAACCATTATTGACGGAGGATATACTGAATAATAAACAAACCGCCCTCGTGGCGGTTTTTATGTCTGGAGGAAATATGACCCCAAAAAAAATGCTGCTAGATATTACAAAAATCGAGCAGGGCGCAATCATCAATTTATATGACCTCGATTTAAGTAAAATCGTTGGCAACAAAACAGTAATACGTTTTCACAATGGTGTAAATGAACTACGCCGACCTATTACATGGCAGGGTAACGTGTATGAGCCATACCCTATTAAAGCGCAGGGATTTGAGCGCAGCGGGCAGGGCGCGAGTAATCGACCGACACTGACAGCCAGTAATACGGGAGGCATTTTAAACGGACCAATCGCGAATTATGAGGGCATGATTGGCGCGATTGTAACTCGGCATGAGGTGCTCGTTAAATACCTAGATGCGGTCAATTTTGAGAACGGCAACAAATATGCTGACCCATATTGTGAGATAGTCTCAAATTATGTCATTGAACAGGTTAAACAGCAAACATCTCAATTTGTTACTCTAGAATTAGCGTTACCGTGTGAGGCTGACGGAGCACGAATACCAGCACGAATAATTATAGCTGATACCTGCAGTTGGATTTATCGCAGCGCTGATTGTGGTTATACAGGCGGTGCGGTTGCTGATGAGTTCGATCAGCCTACTAACGATATAACGCGCGATAAATGCAGTCGGTGCGTCACTGGGTGCAAACTCAGGTTTGGCGAATACGAAATTCTACCATTCGGTGGGTTTCCTACCGCCGCCAAAATTAAATAACACGTTATATAACTACCCTAAAAAATCAGGTTATACAATGAAAACTAAAATACTCAATCACGCTAAAAAATGCGGTGAGAATGAGTGCTGTGGTTTTGTTATTGATAATAAAACGTACATGCCATGCAAAAACATCTCACCCACACCTACAGAGACTTTTGAAATCTCGCCTGATGATTGGATAGCAGCCGAAGAGCAGGGCGAGATTACAGCAATTGTGCACTCTCACCCTAATGGGTTGCCGATACTCAGCGAGGCTGACCAAATTTATCAACAACAAACCGCCGTCGATTGGTGGCTCGTCTGTGATAACCAAATTCATAAATTTAGGCACATAAAACCGCTATTAGGTCGTGAATTTGAACACGGTAAAACCGATTGTCTATCAATAGTTAGAGATGCCTACATGCTGGCTGGCATTAATTTACCAGACTATGAACGTGAAGATGATTGGTGGCATAACGGACTAAACCTCTATCTAGATTTACTGCCTAAAAACGGGTTTGAGCGAGTGGACGCAGAGAACCTGCAGGAGGGAGACGTTATTCTCGTTTGTCTCGGTTCGGAAACACCCAACCATGCCGCAGTCTATATTGGCAATCAATACATTTTACATCACTGTCCAGACCGACTATCCAAACGAGATTTATATGGTGGTTTTTGGCGCAATTATACACATTCAATTTGGAGACACAAACAATGGCAAAAATCAGGCTATACGGCGATCTCAAACAATATGGCGATAAATTCGATATGAATATCGAAACAGCGTCAGAGGGATTGAACGGTCTATATTGTCAAATAGTTGGGCTACGTCAACGGATTATGGACGGTTGGTTTCACGTTCGTATCAATGGCGTTGATATTAATGACGGTAATTTAGCGGTCGGATTGCATAGCAGATTACCCGAAAATGCCGTTATTCATATTGTCCCTCATGTAGCTGGTGCAAAAAGTGGCGGAATATTTGGATTTATCGCGGGTGCTGCACTCGTTGTTGGCGGGCTGATAGCTGGCGTTTCAACAGGGCTAGGTTTTGGATTGGTTGCGGCTGGTGCTGGGTTGATGCTCGGTGGTGTCGCTCAAATGTTAACTCCGCTACCGAAAACTGAGAAACGGGATAGCGAAAAAAATAGTAGAAATACCTCTTTTTCAAATATCGACAATAGGATGGGGCAAGGATTCCCCGTCCAATTGACGTTTGGCACTATTCTAATCGGTTCACACGTCCTATCGCAGGGTATTGAGACGCGGGACGAGAGTGACATTGATCATAGGCCTATTCCATTTCCGCCTAGGGGGTAACAATGGGTAAAGGATCGAAAAAAGCTAAGAGACCATCGGAAGCGAAAGACAACCTAAAATCCAGCCAGACGTTACGCATTGTTGATTTATTAGGTGAGGGACAGATTGATGGGCTGGTCAACGGTTTTCAGAGTGTTTATTTTGACGGTACACCTGTTCAACAACCTAACGGACAGTTTAATTTTAACGGTGTTGAGATTGAATTGGTATCAGGTACACAGTCACAATTACCGCTGGAGGGTTTTCCGTCTACAGAAAACGAAATTCCAGTCAATTTACAGATAAAAACAACCACCCCCATTACCAGAACTATTACTGACCCAAACGTCGATCGGGTTCGGGTTACGGTTGGCGTATCAGCGCTGAAATCAATGGATAGCAAAGGAAATATAACCCGAACAAATGTGTCGATGTCGATACAAATCGGCAGGGGTGATGCATGGCAAACAGTTAAAACCATCAATTTGATTAATAAAAAAACCAACTCCCAGTATTTGACCTCGGTTATTTTAGATGAGTTACCAGAAACTCCGTTTAATATCCGTGTTATCAGAAATACACCTGACAGTCACTCGGATTCACTATTACAAAATGATACTCTGTGGAGTTCATATACTGAAATCTATGATACTAAATTTTCATACCCAAATACCGCATTAATTGGTTTGAAATTCGACTCGGAACAATTCAGCGGTGTGCCTCGCCGTAATTATTTAATTAGAGGACTGATTATTGATGTGCCTGACAATTACAATCCAGAAACTAGGGAGTATAGCGGTTTTTGGTCGGGCAATTTCAAAAAATCGTGGACGGATAACCCCGCGTGGATATTGTATAACCTGATAACAAATAAACGTTACGGATTAGGTGAGCGACTCGGCAAATTCGGTGTTGATAAATTCATGTTGTATACGGTTGCCCAATACTGCGATCAACTCGTCGATGACGGATTCGGAGGCCGTGAGCCACGTTTTGCCTGTGGTTGTCATATAACAGAGCAGCGACCAGCACGCGACGTTATCGATGATCTGTGCTCAGTATTTCGTGGCATGGGCATTTGGACTGGCACGCAATATTCTGTGGTAATTGATCGACCTAGTGATATGGTTACGGTTTATTCGAATTCGAATGTTGTGGACGGACAATTTGCGTATACCTCAGCGCCATTAAAACAACGCCATACAGCCGCATATGTTCGATATATTGACCCAAACAACAATTGGGAAACGGCGACTGAATACGTTGCGGATGATGATTTAATCAATCGTTTTGGTCTAAATGTCGCGAATGTTGACGCATTCGGCTGCACATCCAGAGGTCAGGCTCATAGGGTCGGGAAATGGCTAATTCAAACGGAAAAACTGGAAACGCAAACGGTCACATTTTCGGTTGGTCGTGAGGGTATCAGGCATTTGCCGGGCGATATTATTGGTATTGCCGATAATGATTATACGGGGACAACTATTGGCGGTCGGGTGATTTCGGTAGACGGTAACGTAATTACGTTAGATAGGGATATTGAGATTAAAAACAGCAAAAACGCGTATTTGAGTATTACCGATACCAATAGCGATTTGCGTAAAATCCAAATACAGGCACAACCTAAACCTAATCAAATCGTATTAACTGAATCAGTTAATGCTGACGAGTATTCGGTTTGGAGTCTGTACGACAACAAAATCAAACCACGACTATTCAAGGCCCTCTCTATTCGGGAGAACGATGACGAAACGTACGCTATTACCGCGTTACAACATGACCCGAATAAAGAGGCTATAGTTGATCAGGGCGCTAAATTTGATACAGAGAGTTCGACAATATTTAACTGGGCAATTCCTCCCGTTGAGCAATTACAGGTAGAGGTAACACCAGAATCTGACGTGTATCAGGCACGGCTATCGTGGTCAACTCCTCGCACAATTCAAAATCTCAAATTCGAGGTAAAAATTTATCGCGACGACAAATTGGTTAGTCGTGAGGTCGTCACCGAAACAGAGTGTTATATATCGGACCTACAGCAGGGTAAATTTAACGCAACGGTTCGAGGGGTTGGTGAGGACGGGCGACTAGGCGATGAGACAACTATCTCATTTTCAATATTACCGCCAGCCCCACCATCAGGATTAGTACTCACACCGAGCGCGTTTAATATCTCAATTCGTCCTGTCATGACTGCTGTATCCAGTTTGGGTACTCAATTCGAGTTTTATAAAGGCGCGACAAGGGCCGAGGTCGAGGCGCAAACTAATTATTTGGGTCGCGCCATGTCATTAACTGATGTTGACTGCACCCCAGATACCGAATATTGGTACGGTGTTAATGCGGTTAATGTTGTCGGACGTTCTGAGATGTATATCGCAAACACTCGAACGTTAATTGCAGAAAATGGCGCAGGCAGTATATTTAGAATTCAAACAGGTGACGGTAAATTCCCAGATAATGACACAGCCACACAGATGTTTTATCGTGAATTAGGATTTTATCCTGCTCGCGATACAATACTGATTATCTATTCGGTAGGTGCTGACGGTAAGGTTTCGCATTCTGAGGCTAAAATGTACAACGGTTCGCAGTGGATAGAGCCTGCAATGTTTCTGGATGGCGATTTAATCGCAACAGGAACAATGAGGGGTGATAGGTTGATTGCTGGCACTGAGATTTGGTCACCACTAGTACGGGGAGGAACATTCGAGGCGGGGCATATTATTAGCTCAGGCAACCCGCCAGCATTTGAATTGCACCCAGACGGCACGCTATACGCTAGACAGGCAAATATTTCTGGCACTGTTAACGCCAGTTCAGGACGATTAAATAACGTAATTATCGATAAAAATTGTCAGATAAACGGTACATTGACCGCTATGCAAATTATAGGCGACATTGCAAAATTATATACATGTCCTAAAAACGGAATGGTTATTATTGATCCAGCACCATTTGATAGGCAATTGTGCATTCTGCCCGTAACTCTGACTGCAGTTGGTCACAAGGGCTGGGGGCATGGCGATAATATGGCCTCCCCTGACTATTGGTCGTGCGGGACGTTAGATATCATCATTGGAGATAGGATTAATTATCCACGCGGTTTCAAACATCGGATGAAAACAGATGTATTGAATTTGGCTGTTTGTTGGAGCTATTCAACTCTGATACCTGCAAACTCAACATTTTTTATTCAAACCAAAACACCAGACAAACATAACACTACAGGTATACCTGATTTTATAACAGCTCTGGTTCTAAAATCGTAACACTGTAAAAACTATAAACAACCGCCCTTGTGGCGGTTTTTTCATATCTAAATTTGGAGAAACACATGGCAATTATTTCAGGCGTTTTACAGGACGCACTAGGCAATCCTATCAACGGCTCCATAACACTGCGCGCTAAACGCACTACTGGTAATGTAATAGGGGACACCTATGTTAAAATTAACGTTGATGATGGAAATTATTCATTTGATTTGCAACCGTGCGAATACGATGTCGTGTTGACAGTAGAAGGCTATCCTAAAAATCATCTGAATACTATCACCGTATACACTGATTCGCCAGACGGAACGTTAAACGATTATTTAATTAATCCGCCTAACAGTGATTCAATGCCAGAATTTCTAGCGCAGGTTTTGAATGCTAGGAATGAGGCAAAAGCGGCTGCGGAGGAGGCGCGCGGATCTGCGGATGGTACCGTTGTTTTAAACAAATTATCTAGCTCAGACGGTAGTGCTAAAATTGGTCATTACGGCAGTAATGTCCAGACTGTCATGGACAGTGACGGGAAACTACACTATTGGATAGCTCAAATGTCGGCAGGCAAACGGGTTGTCATAGTTGATTACGGGGACTCGATATCAGACGGTCAGGGATCAACGCTTTGGACAAAAAATGTTGCAGGTACCGATCATAATCTAAATGCCCCTAATGCGCGGCCAGCACGAACACAGGCTATATTGAGGGCGATGTTCAATAACGACAACATTTTTGTTCACAACGCTGGATTTGCTGGTAAACGCCTTGATAACGGCTGGGCGGTAGATAACTACAAAAAATGTGTTCTAGATAACAAATTCTACGGAGTCCCAGACATTGTTATGATTGGGTTCGGTATTAATGATGCAGGTCGTAACACCGGGGATTTGTTGGACGATACGCTACGTAATACAAATCTATTGTTGGATATGATTGAAAAAAACGGCTCGTTGCCGATTTTACTGACTAGTACTGTGCATCGCGCAATTAGCTCTGACTCAGGCGTTAATAGATTGCAATTGTTGGAACAATTAAACGATCTCAAACGTCGAATTGCTCGGGCGCGTAATATTCCGTTGCTGGATTTAGATCTCGCGATTAAAAATTGGATGTCTACCAACACTGACGGATACAGATATCAGGATCTGCAGCCAGATTTTACCCACTGGGGCGATTTGGGTTATTCGTTTCAGGCGTGCTGGGTTGCCAGTATATTCTATAACCGGATATTGAAAATTGATAATACTAATAAATATATTAGTACCAATTTTTTAGATTCTCGTTCGAATTCGAATGTGGGCCATAAAAATTCGTCCACGAGTTCTAATGCTAAATATGGGATTACAGCGTTCATTGCATCGCCCGCTAAATTTGATTTTAAAAATCACACATTGCTCGATGTCTGGGTTTGGTGTGAGCAGGTAGACGCATCAATTGTTTATCGTCGAAATCTGCACGATGCGAATGATTCAACTATCACAGTCACTGATATGCTAACTGGCAGCAATTACACTCAAATAGCGGGGGTTAGTGGTCGTAAATTTGATGACTATAGTGGCGTGGATGTGCCGTTCTATGTTGGACAGTTAAAATACGGTTTAAATCGAATTCAATTAATTGGAGATAGCAATTCAGAATCTCTCATATTTGGGCATTTTGATTTTGTGGCAAATTATCAGGGCAAACTGCAGTGTAAAAATTTGTTACAAAAAATGGGCACATTTAGAAACTACCAAAAAATAGTCTCTCCCGAGAAAAGTTCCACTAAAAACATATCATTGTCATTTTCGCCTGACGTGTACGACGCGTTCGGTGAGAATGTGGTGCAATTATTCAATAGGGATAAAGTCACAAATATTTGTTTGGAGGGTAAATTTGTTTCGAGAACTGGTATTTTTCTAGTCCAATCTAATGGATGTAATCAGGACGAAATTGTGGGATTGATGCTATTCGGATTTTCAGGAAAATTGTCAATCTACAGACTCCGATATAACACAGCAACAGGGGAGGTTAATTATGAGCAACGGGGAGAAGATGCGGAAGTTAAAGCGGATGACGACGGGCTCCATAGGGTGACGCTCAAATCCTATTTTAACAAAAAGGGGTCTCCAGTTATCGATATTTACCACGCAGGTAAATTGGCAAAATCAATCTCGTGGGACGGTGTAGATAATATCCCACCGCTAGCGGGTGTGGTAGGCAATCAGTACCGATTCCAGCCAGCGAATAAATCTGCAGATATGCCAGTGGAAATCACTAAATTTGAGGTTTATTATACTGATTACTAAATAGTAAGGCTGCCGATTCAATTAATAACTATCTAGTGGTTGATTGAATTGGTGCGCAATCATTTTTGATTACTAAACCTCGCTATATTAGCGAGATTATAGGACTAATAATCCCTGTTTACACAGGGAACAAATAATATTCTAAAAAATTACTGACGTGATAATTTTAGATAAGTTTTGTCTCAAGCAGGTATAATTTAAAAACAGCTTTACTCATTGTTCTATCCCCTGACTCCCACCGCTGCCAAGTCCGCTCGTCAACAAACACCAGATCTGCACTCTGTTTTTGGGTTAGGTTTGCGGAATTTCGCGCTTCTATAACCATTTCAGGCGTTATTTTTTTTGCGTCAAATGGGTACTCTTGATTGCGTAGCATACCCTCACGCACATAAAAACGATCAAGGGGTCGTTTTTCGAGATCTTCATCGTCTACCTGCGATTGTTTCATTACAATATCATTCACTATCGTTAATGCGTTGATTTTTAGATTGTGTAATTTTATCATTTTTAACAATGGTATTGTGTTTGCATAAAAATCAAATAGTGTGTCAGATGCAACCCACCGATCATATCGTCCGAACCCAAGATCTGTTTTCAAATTAATTATACCGATTGCGCTAGCGATGGTTTTCTCACCGAGGATATGTATATCCAAATTCAAACAATTTTTTATTAGCCCCAATACACACGCAATTTTTGCTCCGTCTATAGGCGTGTAGATTTTGATATTGTTTTTGTTTAAAAAATCAAGAATATCATCGTCCGATAGCGCCGCCTCTAATGATTTTGGCGCTCTTTTATGTGATCGGGACTGCTCCTTAGTGAATGCTATCAATAAATTAATATCCAACAT